GCTTGCCGCTGCGCATCGTGCGGGGGGAGGGCAAGGATTCCGAGGTGGTGCCGGTGCCGGAGCTTGCCGCGCTGCTCGCCCAGCCTCAAGTCGGTGTCAGCCGCCGCCAGTGGGAAAGGCAGCTTCTTACCTTCCTTCTCCCGACCGGCAACGCTTACGCGCTGAAGGTGGGCAACCCCGCCCGCCCGACCTCGCTTGTTCTGCTGCACCCCGAAAGTGTCGAGGTTATCCCGGACGCTTACGGCTATCCGGCCGCCTATCAGGTGCGGTCCTACGGCGGCGGCGTCAAGTCGTACAGCGCGGACCTCATCCTGCACATCCGGCTTACAAGCTGGGAAAACGGACCACAGGGGCTTCTTGGCGAGGGGCTGATCCGCGCTCTGAAGAACGACCTCAACGCAGATCGGGCCGCATCCAAACTCTCCGCCTCGCAAGCCAACCAGGGGCGCCCCACCGCAGTCTTCAGCCCCAAAGGGGAGGAACAGCCGACCCGTGAGCAGCGGCAAGCCGTGGCTGATGGCTACGCCAAGGCTGTGAGCGAGAACCGCCCCTGCATCGTGCTACCTGTCGGATTCGATGCCTCCTTCCCGAGTTATTCGATGCGGGACATGGAGTTTGTGGCACAGCGCGCGCTCACCCGTGAGACGATCCTTGCCGCCTTCTCTGTGCCCCCCGTGCGCGTCGGTCTGCCCCAGGCTAACTTCGCAACGGCGCGGGAGCAGTCGGCTATCTACTGGCAATCCCTGATAGGGCTTGCGGCGCTGCTTGACGACGCGCTGACCGTGGTAGCCCAGGGCTTCGGCGCCGGGCTGTCCGTGCGGCATGACTTCTCTGGAGTCGAGTCACTACAGCAGAGCCGGGATAGCCGCCTGCAACGGGTCACCGCCTGGACGATGCTTGGCGCCACCCCATCGGCGGCCGCAGCCTATGAGGGCTTTGACGACGCTCCGGTCAGTGACGACGATCTGGAGACGGAGGAGGAGCCGCCCGCCGCTGTTGCAGTCGGAATGCCGGTAGCGCGCTGGCTTGAGGCGGCATCGCCGAAGCTGTCCCTGGTGCCCGACACCCGCGCGCTGGATGAGGAGGAGCCACGACTGGAGCAGTCCGAGTACGAGCGCCCGCCCTATCCCTTTGTGCTTGACCTTCGCGACAACTGGCCGAAAATCTGGGAAGCAGGCGGGAATATCCGGGGCAACGAGGCTTTCGAGTACTGGACAAAGTATCAGGACGGCGACCGCTCCGAGGGTGTGCTTGCGTGGCTCAAAGAGCGTGAGGCATGGGGCGCGCGACACTACGAAGATGGGGACGCCTTTATCGGCGATGACCAGGAAGACCCTACGCTTTCCAACATCGGCGGCGTGGTCGCTTGGCTCAAGTGGGGTGTGGTCGGTCAGCTCGGATGGGAGCGCATCAAGTCCCTGGTAGACCAGCTCAAGGCCGCAACCCCGGCAGACGAGCGTGAGGCTGCCCGTGGAGCCCTGTGGCGCGGCTGGCTGTCCGAGGTGCAGAGCCCGGCAGAGGTGAGCCTTGCGCGCGCTACGCGGCTTGCGCTGGCACAGCAGCAGCGGTCAGTCTCCGACAACCTCGTAGCGCTGTGGGATGCTCTTGTCCCGATGCGCGAAGCCTATGCCCGCCGTGTAGCCGCCTTGCCACCGGAAGTGGTGCGGCGCGACATCCTGGACCTGCTGGGACCTATCCTTGACGCGCTGTTCCCGGCGTCCGTCCAGGACATGCTACGGACCATCACCGCCGATGCCTACCGGCGCGGCGTCCGGTCCGCCTTCCGCTTCGGCGCGAAGCAGGTGGGGGCAAACCTCAACGCAGACCGCGTCGATCCCGTGGCCAATCAGATGCTTGGCGTCATGGTGCAGCGCGTCAACGCCACCACCATCGACGCCGTAGCCGAGATCGTAGCCGCAGGAATCACAGAGGGCCTGCCCATCGCCGATATGCAGGCGCGGATTCAGTCGGCTGTCGGCTTCTCAGCGGCGCGCGCGCTTCGCGTGGCCCGCACCGAGACGACCCGCAGCGTCAACGCAGGCTCGCAGTACGCATGGCAGACCGTAGCTGGTGACAGCGGGTTGACCATCCAAAAAGAGTGGTTGTCCGCCCGCGATGGCGAAGTGCGAGAGGAACATCGCCAGCTTGACGGGCAGGTGGTGCCCCTTGGCGGCACGTTTATGATTGAGAGCGGGGAGTTCGCAGGCCGGAAGGCAAGCGGCCCCGGTGATTTTGACCACGCTGCTTTGGTAGTAAACTGCCGTTGCACCGTTCTTCCCAAGGTGTCCGATGATTGAAATCGTGAGGAAAAACTTCCGCTGTATCGTCAAGGCTGACGGCATGGACGACGAAGGCAAGCCCAAAAAGAGCGTGGTCTTCATCGCCTCCACCGATGCGGTAGACCGCTACAACGACGTGGTGGACCAGTCCTGGCGACTTGAGGGATACAACAGTAACCCCGTCGTCCAGGTGGATCACGACTACAGCACCGCCGCCACCGTGGCGCGGGGCCGTGCCTTCCTGTCCGACGATGGCAGCGGCAAAGCAGCCTTGCACCTGGAAATCATGCAGTGGGGCACGTCGCCCCGTGCGCAGCAGACCCGCGCCGATGTCGAGGCCGGGATTCTGTCCGCCGTCTCGGTCGGCTTCCGTCCCGGTCGGTCGGTGGCGCGGAACACCTTGCAGCCGGAAGACCCGCGTTATTCGCCAGATTCCTACTGCTACATTCATCACGACAACGAGTTGCTGGAGGTGTCTGTAGTGGCCATCCCCGCCAACCCCGAAGCCCTTGCCCAACGCTCTGCGCTGCCCGGACTTGACCTCGCAGCCCTTGAGCGTCGCCTGTCCGACCAGATCACCGCCCGCGTACTCGCGGGGCTGGTGGATGTCGCCCCGTCCCCTGCACCTGTCACCGCCGGGTTGTCCGTCGCTGACTTTCTCTCTCGTAAGTAAGGAGTCCTAAAATGGACGCAGAGCAGCTTATCGAGTTCGCCAAGGAAGCCAAGGCGAAACTCCCCCAAGTACAGAACAACCAGGCCGCACAGCAGCGCGCGATTGACGACCTGACCGTCAAGTTCCAGGGCCTTGCCGAGCGGCAGATCCAGAACGCCCGCGACGCCGCCCCCACCGGGGAAAGCGTGAGCAAGTTCCTCAACAACGACGGCTCGGTCGTCATGAAGTCTGGCGTTGTGCGCCGCAACTTCGCGGGCCGGTCTGTGGAAGTCGAGGCCGATGGCCTCTTCGACAGCGCCCCCGTCAACGACTGGCACCTGGAACTGCTCCGCCTCGGTGCGGGCCGCCACTTCGCCCGCCGCCTGCTCTCCCGTGGCAACGGCAGCGCCGCCACCCCCACCTTGGACCAGCGGATCCTCAACCACGTCGCCAAGGCCCCCCAGGCCATTCGCGGGGCGGTTGAAAAGTCCATTTCGGATACCGCAGGCAGTGGCGCGGAGTGGATCCCTGATACTTGGTCCCAGCGGCTCTATGAGGAGTACTACACCCCGGCCGGTATCGACGCGCTGTTTGAGGTGGTGGACGTTCCCGGCCCCATCGTGATCCCCGGCATCAGCGACACCATCCGACCCTACATCAAGGGCAAGGTTTCCAGCGATGATCCGGCGAAATACACCGCCTCCACCCCCACCACCAGCAACACCACGATCGACCCCGTGGGCCTGGCTGCGCGGGTGCTGCTGGACGACGCCGCGACCGAGGACAGCATCATCCCGCTGTTGCCGGAGATTCAGCGGCGTTTGGCGCGCGCTATCCGGGACGCCTACGAGGACTGCATGGTCAACGGCGACACCACCGCCAGCCATCAGGATGCCGTGGCAACCTGGAACATCCGCAGCCGTTGGGGCGGGACCGGCCTCGGTGGCTCTGCTGACCATCGCCGCGCCTTCCTTGGGCTCCGCGCGCTGGCTGCCGATCGCACCCTGACCGTGGACCAGGGCAGCGGCCAGACCGTCGCCAAGGTCATGGAGGAGTTGTTGGGCGGGCTTGGCGAGCGTGGCAACATGAACGCCATTATCCTGGTATCTCCTGAAGTATTCTTCAAGAAGATGTTGACGGATTCCAACGTGCTCACCGTGGACAAGCTTGGGCCGGGCGCCACCCTGCTCAACGGGCAGTTGGCCGCTATCTCCGGCGTGCCTGTGGTCATGACCCGCTGGCTGTCGGCGGACCTTGCCGCGAGCGGGCTCTACACCGGCAGCGGTGCCAAGTCGGGCGTCCTGGCGGTGTCCCGCGAAGAGTTCGCCCACTACCAGCGCCGCACTGCGATGGTCGAAGTGGACAAGGACATCACCGTTGGCGCGTACAACCTCGTGGCCACCCTGCGCCGTACCTTCAAGACGCTTTCGGGCGCTTCTTCCTCGGTTGTGCGCTACGGCTACAACTGGCTGTGAGCCGAATAGCCGGGCGCTTGCGAAGGCGCCCGGCTCTCTCCCTTCCCTTCCCTTCCACATGAGGCCCCTATGATTGACAGTTTCATCCTGCCTTCCGTCGTGGTCAGCGGCACTGATGCCACGGACGACGTATATCTGCACAACCCCACCGGCGAAGCCGTGGTCGTGACCGACATCGACCTGATGCCGAAGACCTCGGTGTCTACCCACGCCGCCAACTACATCACCACCACCGTCAGTATCGGCGGCACCACCGTCGCAACGCACACGACCAACAGCAGCGGCGGTTCCGCTCTGACTGCGGGCACGGTGCTTGCGATGACCCTCTCCGGCACCACCAAGCAGCTCGAAATGGGTGCCGGTGCTACGATGCGGGTGCAGGTGGCCAAGGCAGGCACCGGCCCCGCCTACAACAACCAACTGGTTGCCGTCGCCAAGCGGCTCCGCAACGTCGTCTGATGCACCGCGCGATACGTCGCCCCTGGAGGACTCCCCTTGGCCCTGATCACAACGACGGAAGCAAAGCAACAGATAACGGGCCTTTCGGGCTCGGGGGACGATGCGCTGTTGACGGAGCTGATCAGTGTAGCGGGGGCGATGATCGCGACCTACCTGGGCTACCCGTCGGCAACGGCGGGAGCCCAACCCACGGCGGAGGCGACAAGCTACACCCGCTACATGGACGGGCCGGGGGGTGTCGAGCTTCGGCTTGAGATCCTGCCGGTCAACAGCATCAGCAGCGTCTACGACTCTCCAGACCGCTCCTATGCGGCATCCGACCTCGTTGCAAGCGGTGACTACACCCTGGAGGACGGCCCGAATGGGCTGCTCCTTCTGGACTGGGACGCGCAGCACGGGTCTTGGAGCATCGGATACCGTGCTATCAAGGTGGCATACTCCGGCGGCTATTCCACTGTGCCCGACTGGCTACAGCACGCCTGCCGTATCGTAGTCCGTCACCTCTGGGACTTGCGCGAAGTCCAGGGGAAAAGCTCGCAAAGCAAGGGACAGACGAACGTCCCGCTACGCGACGCGACCGCCATGCCTGTCGAGGCCAGGCGCATCCTCGACCCGCACCGGCTGCCCCGCACGATGGGGATTGTATGAGCGAGCCGGTATCGAATCTTGAACTACGCCTGAAGAACGCCGGGAAAGAGCTTGTCTCTACCATCCGCAAGCGGCTCTATGAGGCGGCCCTGACCGCAGAGGCGGAAGGCAAGCGCAACGCCACGAATATCCTACACGCCCGCACCGGTCGCCTACGCGCGTCTATCGCCGGGCGGGTGCAGGAGGGCCCCGGCGATGCGCTGGACATCGTGCTCCGGGCAGGCGCAACGACCGGCGCTGACCTCCCCTATGCAGCCATCCACGAATACGGCGGCGTTGTTCGCCCTGTGCGTCGGAAGTGGCTTGCCATTCCGCTCCCTATCGCCAAGACCGCGGCAGGTGTGAGCCGCTACCAGACCCCGCGCGATGTGCCGGGGCTTCGTTTTATGCTTTCCAAGCGGGGAAATGCGCTGCTGGTGGACAAAACAGGCGTACCCTGGTACGTTCTGCGAAAGAGCGTCACCATCCCCAAGCGGCCCTATCTCCTCCCCGCACTGCTGAAGGCCGGTAGCCGCCTCCAGAGTCAGCTTATGCGCGATGTCCCGGCCATTCTTGCAGGTAGCCAATGAGCACGGCAAGCACCATCATCGCCCGCATCGTGACGACGGCCGCCACGGTTTCCGGGCTCTCCTCCGACAAGGTGATCCGGGGCATCCCGGAGACGCTGACCGAGGGCGGAAGCCCGCCGTGTTGCTGGGTTTACATGGCCTCACTGACGTCGGAATACGGACCGGAGTTGACCAGCTACACGCGGGTTCTCACCGTCCACATCGAAGGCGTTGTAGCCGCTGCCTCCTCCCATGCCGACCGCGAAGACGCCGCCCTGACCCTCCTTGACGGGCTTATGGCTGCTCTGGAGGCGGACATGACGCTCCTGGGTTATCTCACCGTGGCGCCGGTAGTCGAGGGCGCGGTGGACCTTTCCACTTCGATCGGGATGGCAGCCGTCGGGCTGCGTCTGGAGTGCCGCTATATGCAGGACATCGGGGGTGGGCTATGAGCTGGGCAAGAGTCACACGCAGCGGAACGACCTATATCCCGCTTGCGCGCTGGTCTATCTCCCTGGACGGCAACGGCGCCCCGGCGGACTATCAGATCGTGGTGCCCTCGGACCACCCCTTTTGGGACACCATCGACAGCAACGGCTACGAGCTTCAGGTCTGCGATAGCGACGGGTACACCGTCATAAGCTACCAGCTCTCCGGCTTCTCGTACTCCACCAAGACCCTTGCCATCCAGATCGACAACTACACCGCCGTCGCCGGGGTGCAACAAATCTGGCTCTACGCCGGGATGACCGGCGCCCCCACCGGCGCATCGGTCCTGACCATCACCAGCGCCCGCAGCGGCTACCTCGACCAGAGCGCACCCGCTCTCCCGGTGCTGCTTGCCGCCCCGGAACGCCCCGGCGATACCTCGGCAGCGCAGCGGGTCAGCAAGCAGGCGGCAGAGGAGATCTGGGTCACTCTGGACTTCGGGCCGATTCTCGTTCAGAAGATGGTCCCCACCGGCGACAGCACCCGCAAGTTTGCCGCTTGGGAAGAGGTGAAAACCGTCGTCTATGCCGTCTACGATGACGCCTCGGCACAGGCGGCGATGGTCGACGCGACCAGCCCGCGCATCCTTGACGGCCGCTTTGTTCGCTTGCTCATCAAGGCAGGAACAACGGCGACAAATTACACAGCCCGCGTCACCGTGGGCACCACCTACCCGGATAACCAGACCGGCCGCACGCTGGTCCGTTCGTTCCAAGTCAATGTTTATACTGTAGTGGAGGGCTAAGCGATGCCTATCAATATGGGCCTGAATGGCCAAATCAGCTTGGGCGAGGAAAGCACCGCCGGAACGGCCGTTGCTACGACGGTCGGAACGCAGGTGACCAGCGTTGACATCCAGGAGAAGCTGACCATCGACGCCGTGGATTCGCTCTCCGGCAGCGGTGGCACCCGGAACATTATCGAGACGATTCACAGCATGACGGACGTGGCGGGAAGTATCTCGTTGAACGCCTACTATGCGGGTGGCGCGCTCGGGATGCTGCTCAAGCACGCCCTCGGGTCCGTCAGCACGTCGGGCGCCGGTCCCTATGCCCATGCCTACAGCCTTGCCGCTGCCCTCCCCAACGGCCTGACGGTGGTGGTGGAGCGCGGCAACACCGGCTCGGACGACAAGTTTGCGGGCTGCAAAATCAGCCGGATGACGATCTCCTGTGCGGCCGGTGAGCCCATGAAGATCCAGGTGGAGCTGATTGGGATGTCTGCGACGGCGCGGACCACGTTCACCCCCACTGCGCTCACCGCGCTGGCTTCCCGGTTCCTCGTCAAGCACGCCCATGCGGGTACGCTGGGCTTCAATAGCCAGACCTACCGCCTCAAGAGCTTTGAGCTTGTCATCGATAACAAGCTGGCGCGTCAGGACCAGCTTGGGAGCGCGGATAGTGCCGAGCCGGTGGTGACCGAGCGGCAGGAAATCACTGTAAGCGCCACCCTGGTAGGCACCACAAACGCCTTACAGTTGGCGCACCGCTCGCAGACCGCCGGGGACGTGACGCTTACCTTCAGCGACTCGCCCCGCTCTTTGGCGTTCACTCTGCACAATGGGGTGATCACCGACTACAGCGACCCGATCCAGGGTGTCGGCGTGATCGAGCAAACGGTGACATGGCGCGGCGTTGGCGATGACAGCGACAACGGCCTGGCTATCACCTTGACCAATGCCGATTCTACTGCGGT